CCAACAACTCTTCCGGCAAAAGAAGAGAATCTAACAGCGGCTTCATTAAAAGCGGACTGAGAAACACCTAAACGAGTGGCCGCATCTTCACCAAGTTTAATAATCGCATTGGAAGCATCCCCATAAGAAACCGTTACAGCGTTAAGTGACTCTTCCAGATTAGAAGCGGCACTTACAGCAGCCTTAGTGAAATCACCAACTGCTTTAATTGAGAAAGCTCCAGCGAGAGCCACACCGACAGTCTTTAGAGTGCCTTTAAAACCATTTAGAGCGCCTTGAGCCTGCTTCAGCCCATTAGGATCAAAGCTCGAAACAATAGGGAGTTTAATAGCCATGCTTTATCGCTTTCTCAATCGCCGGTTCACCATCGAAGAAAAGCGATCCAAAATATCAATCGCGATTTTCTCTACATCGCCTTGCTTGTCTTTAAACTCAGGGATAACAAAGCGACCAAGGCCGCCTTTAATGCCGAAGCCCTTAGAAGCCAGGTTTGCAATTAAAGCCTTACCTTGAGGAGTTACTCCATTAGGGTTTTTGGATCCAGCGAGCTCCAGGATTGAGAACCCCGCGTTAGGTCGCCTATCTTTTAATTGGATTGAAGCGACATTGCTAAAAGCTCTTCCCTTGCGGCCTCGAAAAGATGTTCGAACACTGCTCGACACAGTACCGAAAACAAAAGGCGGCGAGCCCTTACCTTTACTAAAACCCGAAAGCGGAGCCTGTGTCGGAATACCGCCCTTTAAATCATCAGCGACAGGTTTTAACTGGCTTCGAAGCTCTTTCCGAAGCTCCTTCTGTAAGTTTGGATCCAGTTGTTTTAATTCTGCCAGGACAGCGCGCAAATCCGCTTCTTTAAGAGTAACTCTAGCCGGCATAATACTTCCATTTTACTTCCGCTTCCGCTTTCCACTTTGAGCCTGCGATTTCGAAATCACATAACGCGCCATAGTCCAAAGCATCCGCTGGTCAAGCTCCATGAGCTCACGCGGGCTTATGCCTGTTTCTACCGCTAAGGCGGCAATCTCCCAGTGAAGGCTAGATTCTCCTAGCCCTACTATTTTTTTCCGGAAGCCTCTTTAACGATAGAAACAGATTCGGCCCATTTCTCGAACTCTTCGGAAGTCTTACCTGTGCGCTTGAGCACATGCCAGGCAATGAAAAAGAGATGTGTAAGTCGAATCTCTTTTTCTAGCCTCGCCACACTCAAATCGAACTTACTTTCGAAAGCGATTAGGTCAGCCGCCACCGCAGTAATGTCCGCAGTGGATCCATCCAGGAACTCGATTTGTAGGTTAATGGGATTCATTTTTTAGGCTGTTCCTCGCGAAATTGTGCCATCTGCCAAAGGCCAGGACACGCTAAGCGTGGCCAAGTCGCCGACACTTGAAGCGTAGGGTTGGTACTCGGTGCACAAGAACACGCCCGAATATGCGGGTGAAGTGCTCGAGGTTCCATCAGTGGGAGTCACAACCACAGTGGCTTGGCTTCCCAACAGCGGGAACAAAGTAGCATCTACCGATGCGGCCCCGAAGTCCTGGTGGAAGTCGAGCGAGATGCTCGCATCCTTCAGGCCGGCGATACGCTGAACAAAAGTGTCACCGAAAGCGGTAACTTCCTGCTCGGCAGCTGAAATGTCAAGAGTCACTGCGGCCAAGCTGGAGCTAAAGTCCACAGAGTTAATTGTTATGCGGTAATCAGTAGCAACAAATTTAGCCACCTTATGTTCTCCTTAAGTAGCGAATACAGTAACGGCAAAGTCTGCCGCCAAGTAGGTTATATCTCCAATTGTAGTGGATGTGATGTCCGACATCTCAGTTACTCGAGTATCGAAAGCGTACCCGCTAAGAGTCCTATCGGACTCGATAGCGGTTTTTATGGATCGCTCCCCATTCGAAATATAAGCATCCATATTCTGTTGTGCTCGAGTTTCCGCCAGGCGGCCGAGGATCACAGTAACAGTGAAAGAATATTCCGTTAGTCCCCGCTGGAAGCTCCGGTTATAGTCCACAGTAGTTAAACCTACGACAGCGGCCGGAAGAGCCGGATTATCTGGAATCTCCGAATAAGTGCGGATGCCCGAGATGGTCGCAATGTTTGTTGCGATACCCGAGCGCATACCCGAGATGCTCAAGCCATTCTCACTTTCCTGTATGGATCAATGAGCCTTTGCACATCTGGATCCAAGCGGCCAACCCGCACCACACCGATATCCGAGAACCCGAGAACCCCAGTAGGACTCTCATATCTTTTATAGGCCCTTAGCGCGGCCAGCAGTGTTGCCTGCTTGATAGCGGTGGGAACAGTAGAGAAACCGAAGCTTCCCACAATTTGAACCGAAGCCTGATTAGCGTTAACATTTCTCGGCTCATAGACAGGCCAGAGATAGCCGCCTATGGATCGCACCCTGGTGAAAGGAGTCGCAATGCCGCCAACTAAACCATTAAGCGGCTCTAGTTGATAGTCCGAAGTTGTCCAAGTTGTGTCGAAAGTTCCATTGCCGTTAGTGTCTGTTTTAATCGAACTAACCGAAATAATGTCATCGGTTTCCACAACATAAATATCTTGCGGGATATAAACCCTGGTTGCGCTGGTGCTAAAGAAAACTCTTTCTGTATAAGCATCAATATCGCGGCTCGCAGACTCCACAGCGGTTTCAAAAAGGGAATCATCCAAAGTGTCGCTTGCTGGGATTCTGGCCGCAGCCTTTACTTCCGCAAGCGTGCAGTAACCATTAGTAATTGCCATAAAAAGCCTTTCCTCTTCTATTCTACTGGTCGAGCTCCCAAGCATTTTCTCTACGCCGCCGAACATCCCAACCGCCAGGGCCGAAATCTTCCGAGCTTTTCTTATGCTCTAAATAATCTTGATTGCTTTTAAAAGTTTGCGAGTTCCTATCCTGGAAGTGTTGGCTCGATTTCAGAGTAGAGCTATTATCGTGCGAAATATTGAGATCCAACATGGCGACTTCGACCCCGAAATGCTCACAGCGCCTCAAAAAGTCATTATCCTCGAAATAGGCTGGAAAAAATCGTGCATCCCACAAACCCACGCGTGTAGCGGCCTCATAGCCGAGAGAAAAGACTTGCCAGAAGGGAAATACATTAGAAAGGGACAAAGTCGCTGTATCAGCCTCTGAGAGCCTCTCAAGCGCATCATCGTGAAAAACCACATCATTAGATGCGAAAAACCAGTTTTTAGCGAAAGGGAAGCTCTTTACCCCCAGATTCCAGGATTCCGCGACCCCCAGATTGGCCGGCATAGGGAGATAGGTTGCTTCTTCGACAAACTCAGGAATGTTTAAATCGAAATCTTTTTCATTCTGCGAAGCTCCGTTATTAATAATCAGCAAATGCCCTATCGGATAATTAATCGAGTCTAAGCATCGCTGGAGAAGGTCATAACGATTAAGGACAGGAATAGTTAAATTAGGTAACACGCTAAACACCCTCGAAATTATGGCCTTCGAGATTAAAGTTAATAAAAGGATTCAGCGAATAGACAGTTACCCCATACTCTGACTCCAGAAAGGTTTTCATTAGCTTGTGATGTTCGTTATAAAGTTCCCAAAGTTTATGACCATCCGGATAGCCGGCAACACGATGCTCCCCATCAAGAGTTCCACAATCAGCGCCAACTAAAACAATATGGGCAGCGCCAAGCCACGCGGCCAGATGCATGGATCCATGAAGGCTTGAGGATCCATAAGCGAGAGTTTCCCTACCAGGATTATGCGAAGTTAAAGGATTCCAATTTGAGCCTGGCGGCTTGTAGTTGATTTGCTCGGCAAGCGCCAGATTGTCCACATCGGGTTTTAACCAGTCCTGCTGTGTAACCGTATCCTTAGCGAGCGTAACTACAACTTTGCTTTTATCGAGTAAATCCCAGCTGACATGGTGATAGTGGCTAAAAGCGTAATCGGATATGAAACCTAAACTGTCCGCCGAATAGTTTGTGGACACAGTTATCTTGTCCTGGAAAAAATCCGGAGAAAGAAAGTTTAAGCTAGGCCCAGAACCAAGAACCCAAATTGTGGATCCATAATGGTTATTGCGCAACTGTTCCAGGCTAAGCAAAATAATCCTTCAGAAAAGGCATCCAGGAATCTTCCCAAACCTTCTCAATATCAAAATCAAGAGCGAACTTCCTCGCAGTTGTACTAAAGCCCCTGTCCGCTTTATACGCTTCCTGCAAAGCCTTCACAATGGAAGGAACATGAGGAATCTGGAACCATGCTTTCTGTGGAGAATCCCAGAAAGGTTGCCCCTCGACTAGCCAACCATCTTCGGCAATCAAATCCGGAGCGGCAGCCCAACTAGATCCAATGACTCGACAGCCGGCCGCCTGCGCCTCAATCTGCGGAACACCAAAACCTTCCCCATAACTCGGAGCAAGCAGAACATCCGAGGCCGTATAGATAGCCGCTAAATCTTCCTGGCTGTAACCTATGCGGAGTTTGTCGCGATTAGCAATAGTGACCTTCTCCGGCGGAATGCCTAAAGATTTCAACATAACGCCGATATCAAAACCCCCAGTGAAGGGTGCTGGATCAGTGTGCAAATAAATATGAGTATTCGGATACTCGGTGAGAAACATGGCAAGCGCTGTTAGGTTTTCGCTGTAAGCCTTGCGATGAACAAGGCCATTAGCCTTATTTGCGGCCACCATCGTGACTAAAAAAGTTTCGTCATCAATCTCGAGCATCTCCCTAGTCGCCATTTTGGATCCATCGGGAAGAGTAACCTTAGAAGTCTTTTTAAAAACATTCGTATCAATCGCGTGCGGAATATAGACGCTCTCAATACCCGCACCAGTCATTTGCCTTTGCCCATGAGGTGACATGGCGACCGGAGTAACATTCTCCCGCTTTAACCATTCCGCGACTTGTGGCGGCAGCGTAATGTGATCCAAGGGAACCCACGAAATAACCGGAATCTTATCTTGCCATTTGTTATAAACCCAAACATCGTAAAGAGTCATCAGAGCGTGAGGTAGCTCCGGAGCCTTCTTCCTGTGCTCATTGTGATAAAGAGTGAACACATCTTCGGAATAAGGAGTTAGTCCCTTCGGGTAATGACTCACAGAACCATGCTTAGTGCGGTACTCCGAAACATGCCCTTCCTGCCCATAGTTCGACAAGATAGCGGTATGGATCCCATGCCGAACAAAATGTTCTACAAGATGGTTAGCTTGCATCCCATAACCGGTGGGAGCCCAGGGAGAGTTCGAAGCTAAAGAGATTAGCCCTTTTATTTTTTCGTAGGTTGCCATCCCACCATAATAATAGGAAAACCCCCCTGTGAACCTACGACACAGGGGGGCTTCCGGTTTTTATGAAGCTATGCGATTAAGCAAGCTCCAATGCTTTAATGTGCGCGTTACCATTTGCCACACCGGCGGCCAGTCTGTAAACGAAGCGGTAAGCCGTAATATCGTTTGCAAAATAGGCATCGGCGGAAGTCATAACTTCCAAACCGGTGGTTGCGATTTTAACGCTTGGCCAGTGTCCAAAGAACACTGCCTGATTTCCGGTGGCGATGGAATCCACTGCTGGGTTTTCATAAATATCGAAACCAAGCAGGCGGTCAGGCCCACCAACAACAGGATCCAACACATATGAGCCATTTCCATCCTTCAGGCGGCGAATCGCGCCCAGGGTGGAAGTGTTAGCCATAAAGCCGGCACCAGGGAGCATGCGGGCCATGCCATCAACGCTGTAAGCCAATTCAATGAGCTCATCGGCGGTGATTGCATTGGTGGTGCCTGCGGTAACTCCGGTTCCAGCTACTGCGGTAACAGCGGCGTGGACAACAGCGTTTGCGCGAGAACCGATGGCAACACCGGCCTGCTCGGCAATGTTGGACTCAATGTCGAATCCGGCATCACTTACAAGCTCATTCGCCAATTTGACGATGAAAGCCTGTTTCGCTGGCTGAAGAAGCAAACTGCTATAAGTGGGCTGGCTTTCTCCGATAGCGGATCCAGCTGCATACTCAGTTGCGGTTGCATAAGCAGTCATCACAGGGATGCGGAAATCATTTCCGGAATCGCGAGTGAAAACTTCCGATGTTTCC